ATTCAGTAAATCTTTTAACGTTTTGAATTTGTTCTGAAGGTGTTAAACCGACAATTTTAATTTCGGGTTTACCTTCGTGTCTTAATACTTTATTAACATCTTTTAATAAAATACAAAATCCAAAATAATGAGTGTTTAATTTATTAATTACCGACCTCCCCGTTCTTTCTAAATCATAAACACCTGCTAAATTTTCTCCATCATATTTATTTCTTTCATAGTAATGTTCAGGAAAAACTTTTTTTAAAGAATCTTCAATTGCAAATCTAAAAATATTAACAAGTTCTTTATTCATATTAAAAACACTTCTAAAGGACTGAACCTCATCTTTTGAACACCAATCATACACACTCTCTAAAATAATTTGTTTTTTTTCTACCATTTCGTTCAAAGGTTTCTTTTTTGTTTTTTTATCGATTAAAGAATTAACAAACTCCCAATTAACGTAATCCCAAAAGTTTTTAATGTATTCGTCTCTTTTGTTTTGGTATTTTAGATAATAAGAATGTTCCCATAAGTCTAAACCTAATATTGGAAACCCACCATTTTTTATGATATTCATTAATGGGTTATCCTGATTTGGTGTTGAAACTATTTTAATATTTTCACTTCTTGTTAATACGACCCAAACCCAACCTGATCCAAATCTTTTTTGAGCGATTAACTCAAACTTTTTCTTAAACTCATTAAAAGTTCCGTATTTCTTATTTATCTTTTCTAATATTTTACCATTAACTTCTTGTTTTTTTGGTGATAACATTTTCCAAAATAAGGCGTGATTAAAAGCTCCCCCAGCATTATTTCTAATTTCTTTATTATATCTTGATATAGATTTAACAATATTTTCAAGTTCAACATCACCATAATCTTTTTTTGATAAGGCCTTGTTTAACTTATCAACATACCCCCTATAATGTTTGTTATAGTGGATATCCATTGTTTTAGGGTCAATAAAGTTTTTTAATGCGGAATAAGAGTAAGGTAATTTTTCAATACCAATTCTTTTCATTTCAGAAATAATAAATTCCTTATATGGTTTGGTTTCCTCTAAAAAAATCTCTTCATTTATTAAAGAAATTCTTTTTTCAATATTTTCAATTAGTTTATTCACAGCAATTGTCTTAATTACTATAAATATCTATTACTATCGTATTGAATTGATTTTATTCATAATTTCCTCAACAATATCTCCCTTATTTAGATTATCACCCATTACGGTTTCAATGTTTTGTTTTTTATTGTTAACGATATCATAAATAATGGACTCAATTGTGTTTTGAAAAATTGGGTAATAGATTAAAACATTATTTTTCTGTCCATATCTATACGCCCTATCCTCCGCTTGACTCATATCGCCCGGTACAAATGATATATCATTAAAAATAACCACCTCAGCGGATGTTAAAGTTATCCCAACTCCTGACGATTTCATATTACCAACAAAAACTTTAATCTTATCGTTTTCTTGAAATTGGTCTACCGCATATTGTCTTTGTGGTTTTGATGTACTTCCGTCTAATCTTACCGCTTGTTTACCAAAATGGTCAGCAATTCTATTTAAGGTATCTGTAAAATTTGTGAAAACAATAACTTTCTTTTCTTGGTCTATAACGTTTTGAATAAGTTCTATTGTGTGTTCTACTTTTTCTTCTGCTATTACCTGTCGAACTTTCATAAGTTTTGAAAACTGAATTGTTAAAGAACTTGATTCTTCTTTATTGTTTTTATACCAATTAAAGTATTCTCCCATTAAACCTTCATATTCTTTAGACGATAATTTTAAATAAACAGGAGTTATTATTTTATCGGGCAAATCTAAAACCTCAGTTTTCAATCTTCTTAAAAATTGTCTTGATGTTCTATCTCTAAGTTCTTCTAAATTAGACGCCCCTGTAACATTCCATATTTTTCTATTACCAGCAGTAAATTGATACCCCTGACAATACCTAATGGCGTAAGCCATCCAGTTTTGAGAAACAGGACTTTCAATTAATTGTAATAAATTAAAATAATTCATAGGTCTATTAGTCATTGGAGTTCCTGTTAATAACCAAAGTCTTTCAGACCTTTTAGAAAAATGATTGATTAATTTTGTTCTTTTCGCTTGTCCGTTTTGAGCATAATGAGCCTCATCAATAATAATTAATTCAGGATTTAATTTATAAATCAATGAATCTTCTTTTTCTTTTATGTCGTAAAAGTTTTTCAAAATATCATAATTAACAATAACAAAATCGTGTTCTAATGAAAATTTTTTACCTTCACAAATAAAAATACTTCTATCAGTATAGTTTCTAATTTCTCTCTCCCAATTTATTTTTAAAGATGCGGGACAAATGATTAATATTTTTTTAACTCCAGTTTCTAACGCTGCAATTATTGTTGATGTTGTATTATGAGTCACAATTCCGTGTTCCGCAACATATAATTTATCTGGAGAATCGACCGAGATACAAACACATTCTTCAAAACCAACCTTTTCAATATTTTTAATGTACCTACCAGTTGGATATTTTTCAGGTTCAATACATCTATCGACCTTTCTTTTTAATTTAAAAGGGTTCATTCCTTTGGGTAATTTAATATTAACTCTATAAGCCAATTTACCTTTCTTTTTAATTCCTTTATATGTATATGTCGGAATTCGACTACTAACTCTAGCAATACCCCCCAAGGTGTGAACAATTTCACAAACATCGTCACATAGTTGTTTAGATACGGTCGAATAATCGGTACCTTGAAATACTCCTTTTTTACTATACATACAATGACCATCGGTATCCATTAATCCTTGTAAAATTGATAATCTATTTTCTACCGTAGAATATTTGTAGATGTCGGGGATAAATTTATTATATGATTTTTTACCATTCAACCCCAAATCGTTTAATAAACTCCCCAATTTTAGGTAACCCCCTCTTATATTTTTTTTCGTTTTTATAGGTTTTAAACCATACGAACTAAATAATTCATCGTAATCATTTTCTTGAACTGAAAAATAAATATTATTACTTTTATTGAAATGACCGTCACCTAAACCAAGACCCAATAAATAAGGGTCTATAGGTAATATATCATTACTTTCAAATTGAATTGGTTTAACAATTGGTATTTGCCATTTATTATTACCATTGGGTGATTTATAATATGTTTCAATTTCATAATTTTTGTCCTTATTATAACCATTCCCTTTAATGGTTATCTTACCACCCTCAAACATTTGTTTTGTTGATAACACAAGTGATTTTTTTAATCTTTCGTTTTTTCTATTTTTTCCATAATTAGGCGAAGATACCGACCATAAATGTTCATCATCAGTTAAAATCGAGAATCCGTCATTAAACGTTATCTTATAAGTTTCTTTAACTCCTTGGGGGAACACACCTATCACATTATAGGACTTGCCATCAGATCCAATAACTTTATCACCAATAACTAACTCACCTATTTTTTTTGTTCCTAATGGGGTATAAATCAAAGTTTTAACTCCGATTGCTTTTCCCACTCCCATATCGTCAGCTAAAATAAATTTTTTACTACCAACCAATTTTTCAATTGCAACCTTTTGATGTTCCAATGGAGGTCTATTAGAATATTTAGAATAATCTATTTTAACTTCTTTTATTACGTGAGTTTTTAGTAACGCGGCTTTTGGTACCCAAAAATCGTGAATGTTTTCATCATTAAAAAATTTACCCCAAATATGATAAGATTTTTCTTTTTCCGCCAATAATTTTTCAACCCAAACTTCTTTTGGTATTTTAGTATATAATTTTTCGTCTGCAATTTTCTTAGCGAAGTACGGATCTAAATCAACCCATTTTTTAGCGACTTTAGGTGTTTCTAAATGGTTTTTAATTATATATTCTGATTGAGACCTTGTGGGGTAGAATTTTTTATTAGAATCTTTTTGTTGTTTTAATTTAAGAATAAAATTATTAGCACCCTCGTAAGTTTCGAGAATATCTAAAGCGGTTAACTCTATTAAATTAAATGTTTGACCTGTTGTCACAATATTGATAAAAATAAGTATTTTTTAGATATTTATCAATATGAATAATTCAAAAGTCCCAATAACGAGAATCGGAAAATTTTTCGGATCGACTGACTACGAAACGGACATTTCTATCGGAGAGGAATGGTTGTATGGCGATATGAACTTTACTTTAGTTCTTTATAGGGTTGATAGGTTAAAAACCAAAACTGATAACATTTATGGTGAAACAATTAGTGATGGTATAAAATTCTTACCTCCCGTGGAGTTTAAAGGATATGTTCAAATTATGGCACCTGAAAATAAAAATTTAGGAAATACAAAACTAAATCAATTTGAACCTGGTAATATGAAATTATCGGTATATCAAAAACATTTAGATGAGTTGGGTATTGATATTAGTTTTGGTGATTATATTGGTTATTATGAAACTGAAGATAGAGTTAGGTATTATACCGTAAATAATGACGGTAGAGTTGTTTCAGATAATAAACACAATTACGCGGGAACAAGACCTTATTATAGGACAATAATGGCGTCCGCAGTTGTTGATAATGAATTTAGAGGTTTATAATAAATGGGTTTACCTAAAAAAATAAAAAAGAATATTCCTTTAACTCAATCTAAAATTTTATTAGATAGAAGACAGGAACTTGTTGATAAAATCAACAAAGATGGGACTTTTTTACCTAAATCAATATTACACGCAGATTTGGATGGGGGATTTTTAGATTTTGTTAAGAATGATTTAAAAACAATTGTTAGTGGTAAAGTAATACCTAACGTTGATATTTTACTAACAACCCAAAATTGGGCTCAATTTACTCAAACTTGGGATTTTCAAAATATCGATAAAAATGTTGAGCCTCCGATAATAACCGTAATTAGAAATCCTGAAGTAAAATATGGAACAAATCCATCACTTTTATATACTATACCAAATAGGAGACAATATTTTTACGCTCAAGTTCCGACTTGGGATGGTCAAAGATCTGGTATGGACATTTATAAAATACCACAACCTGTCCCTGTAGATATAACATATTCCGTTAAAATTATTTGTAATAGAATGAGAGAACTAAATCAGTTTAATAAAATTGTTTTAGAAAAATTCTCATCGAGACAAGCTTACGCCCAAATTAAAGGTCATTATATTCCGATTATAATGAATAATATTTCAGATGAATCGGTTATGGATGTTGAAAAAAGAAAATATTATATACAGAGTTACGAATTTACAATGTTAGGTTTTTTAATTGATGAAGATGAGTTTGAAGTTTCTCCAGCAATAACCAGAGTGTTACAGGTAGTAGAGTTTGATCCATCCACAAAAAAAAGAAGACAAAAATTAGATTCAAATAACAAATCATCTGAATTAGATGTTTTATTTTTATCAGGAGTAACTTCATTGTCTCAAAAATTTTACTATACATCTAACTTATCTATATTATCAACAAATAACATCGATAGTTATGACATTTTTATTAATAATGAGTTTTACGGTTCAGACGTTTCTGAGATTCAAATAACCGATGGAGATTCTCTTAGAATAGATATTGTAAAGTTAGATTATGATTTAGAATCTAATATATTACTTAAAAGTGATATAATTTAATCCTCTCCGTAAATATCTTTCTTTTCTTTACATTTTTCTAAAATTATTTTTTCTAAAAATCTATAAATTTTAATACCTTTCTTTTCGCAGTATTTTTTTAAAATATCGTGAACCTCCACAGATATCTTCAAATTCTTTATTTTTTTATTGTCTGACATAGGATAAAAAAGGAAGAAAATATTCTACCTAATTTATAAATATCACTTTAAAAGTAAAGTATTTTGTATTTTTTATTGATATTTATATTAAAACAATAAATTAACTAAAAAAAAATTAAAAACTAATGGCATCAAACAGCAAAGTATTTGTATCTCCCGGAGTTTACACTTCAGAGGTAGATTTAAGTTTTGTAGCACAAAGTGTGGGTGTTACAACCCTAGGTATTGTTGGTGAAACGATTAAAGGTCCTGCCTTTGAACCTATTTTCATCAGAAACTTTGACGAATTTTCCACTTATTTTGGTGGAACTTCCCCTGAAAAATTTGTAAACACACAAATCCCTAAGTATGAAGCGGGTTACATCGCTAAAGCTTACTTACAACAATCAAATCAATTATTTGTAACCAGAATATTGGGGTTATCAGGATATGACGCAGGTCCTTCTTGGTCTATTACAACAAAGGCCAACGTTGACCCAACAACCGTTGAATTTTTATGTACAAGTGCAGTAACATTTAGTTGTGTTACAACTTGTGTTGATTATGAGGTTATACCTTATTCTGTACCTTTTACAGCTTGTACTAATAGTACTGATTCGATAATTTTCGATGAGTCTATGATACCTGCTCAGATTAAAAATAAATTTACTCAAGGGTATGAATTGTTTAATGGGTCTACATCATCTTTAGAAGATAATTTTAAAAGTCAAATTTTTAATATAATTAATAGTGATGACGTAACAAACGCTCAAAATACGTCAATTTATTATTACGGTATTATATCTGGAGGTACTTATGATACTCTATCTTCTTTTACCGCTCAAACTAACGTTTATGGGATAGATGATGTTAATTCGGATACTGCAAATTATTCAGATTCTAATAACGATCCTTGGTATTATTCTTTATTCGATAATAACGGAGGAGGTAATTATTCAGGTTTTTCTTTCTATTCAATTGTTGAGGCGGATTTAATTCCAACCGCAACTACAACAACTATAGTTCCGGTTACTACTACGACAACAACAGATCCTTGTAACCCTTCAACACCTACAACTACAACAACAACTACGGTTAAACCTGTATTTTGTTATGAAGGTAGTGTAATGGGTCATATATTTGTTTATGAAGGTAAAGCGTATACGGATTATGATGATTTAGTTGTGGCGACTTTACGTTCAAGAGGTATTGCGACTTATTCTGAAGACGATGGTGCAGTATATGAAGTTACAGGAGAAACTAAAGTATCTATAAATTGCGCTAACGGATATTCAAGTGTATTAAAAAACCCTTATTCAAGATTCGGATTAAATATAACTAATAAGGATGGTGAAAATTTATTTTTTGAGACTTCATTAACTAATTCCGATAGTAATTATCTAACAAAAGTATTAGGTAAAAGCAATTTTGAAAAACCTAAACAAACAAATCCTTTATTTGTTGAGGAGGTATTTCAAAACTTATTAAATTATGGTTGGAGAAAAGGTTTTATTAGAGGTTTAAGTTGTGATTTAACATACTTACCTGAAGCAAGAAAAGATGATCCAACGTCAATTGCGTGGTATTTGGAAAAATACCAGTCATCGACATCTCCTTGGGTTGTTTCTGAGTTAAGAGGTAGTAAAGTGTTCAGATTATTTAAATTCACTACAATTTCTGATGGTAATAATTCTAACTACGAGGTTAAAATATCAATAGCAAATATGTCATTTAACAATCAAACATTCGATGTTTTAGTTAGAGATTATTTTGATACTGACGCAAATCCAGTTGTTTTAGAGAAATTTACAAATTGTAATATGGACCCTAGTGACAATTCTTATATCGCTAAAAAAATAGGAACTTCTGACGGAGAGTTTCAATTAAATTCTAAATATGTAATGTTAGAAGTTAATCTTGACGCTCCTGTTGATTCATTACCTTGTGGTTTCGAGGGTTATAATATTAGAGAATATGCGGGTATTAAACCTCCATTCCCTATTTATAAAACAAAATACGATTTCCCAGGTGAAGTTATTTATAATCCTCCATTTGGTTTATCTTCAGGTGCGGATGACGCGGTTAGATCAGGTGGTGATAATGTTAGAAGAACTTACTTAGGTTTATCGGACACAATTGGTTTTGACTTTGATTTCTTCGCGTATAAAGGTAAACAATTACCCTTAAGTGTTTGTACTGATGTTACAGGAGATGAATGGTCTTACAGAACAAAAGGTTTCCATATGGATGTAAACGCAAGTTCAATCACTATTCCAAATTCTTATACTACAAGTGGAACACCTGAATTCTTTGTCGGTTCCGCAGAATTCACTTCTGACCCACAAAACGAAAGTAACCCTTATTATAGAATATACGCTCGTAAATTCTCATTGTTGTGTCAAGGAGGTTTTGACGGATGGGACATTTATAGAGAGTATAGAACTAATGGTGATAGATTCAGATTAGGTCAAACATTCTATAGAAACGGGGCTTGTCCTAGTATAAAATACCCTAACGCAACTGGTTGGGGGGCGTTCAAACAAATATCTGTTGGCGATAACACAACTGATTGGGCGAATACCGATTATTACGCTTATTTATTAGGTATTAGAACATTTGCAAATCCTGAGGCGGTTAACGTTAATTTATTTGTTACTCCAGGTATTGATTATGTTAACAATTCTAACTTAGTTGAAGCGGCGGTTGATATGATTGAAAACGACAGAGCGGATTCATTGTATATTACAACCACACCTGACTACAATATGTTTGTCCCTCAAACAGGGGACCAAATTGATTTAGTTTACCCACAAGAAGCGGTAGATAGACTTGAAGAAAGTAATATCGATTCAAATTATACTTGTACTTACTATCCTTGGATATTGACAAGAGATTCGGTTAATAATACTCAAATCTACATTCCGGCAACTGCTGAAGTTACAAGAAACTTGGCGTTAACTGATAATATCGCTTTCCCTTGGTTTGCGGCGGCAGGTTACACAAGAGGTATTGTAAATGGTGTTAAGGCTAGAAAGAAATTAACACAAGAAGATAGAGATGTTTTATATCAAGGAAGAATTAACCCAATCGCAACATTCTCGGATGTTGGAACGGTAATTTGGGGTAATAAAACTCTACAGATTAGACAATCAGCTCTTGACAGAATTAACGTAAGAAGATTGTTGTTACAGGCTCGTAAATTGATTTCAGCGGTTTCTGTAAGATTGTTGTTTGAACAAAACGATGACAAAGTAAGACAAGATTTCTTAGACGCGGTTAACCCAATCTTAGACGCTATCAGAAGAGATAGAGGTTTATATGATTTCCGTGTAACGGTTTCTTCGGATACTGCTGATTTGGATAGAAATCAAATGACAGGTAAGATTTATATTAAACCGACTCGTTCTTTAGAGTTTATAGATATCACATTCTATATCACTCCAACGGGAGCATCTTTCGAGAACATATAATCTAAAAACAAAAAATAAAAAAGGGGATTAAAACTCCCCTTTTTTTTATTATAAGATATTTATTGTTATGAGTATTAGAAATTTAATTAAAAAAGTT